TTTTTATTGGATTAATTCTATATAATCAAGAAAATAAAAAAAATTTCCCATAAAAATTTTAGAGAAATATGGAAAAAATATATCACATTTACGCAAAAGATAAATGTTTATTTCATTCAATAAAAGAGGATGAATTTGAAACCACTTGGAATACATTAAAGAATATGGTAGGTGTAATGAAGACAGACTATGGTATTAATGATTTAACCTATGAAGAACTCACAATAAACAAAGAGGCAGTTTTAAATTCTTCTCATTGACGAAAGCATATATATGGAGTAAAATTTGAACTGAGGTTTAATTTTTTTTATGGCAAAAGGATTTACTGTTAAAGCAACAGCACCAAAACCATCAAATCAAGAATGGGATTATGATGAAATCAAACAAAGAATGCGTGGAAAATCAATTGTATTTTGTCTTCCTGGTAGAGGATGCTCTTATATCTTTTTGAAAGCATTTGTTCAACTTTGTTTTGATATTGTTCAAAATGGAATGAGCATTCAGATTTCTCAAGACTATTCATCAATGGTTAACTTTGCAAGATGTAAGTGTCTTGGTGCAAATGTTTTGAGAGGTCCAAGGCAAGTTCCCTGGGATGGAAAACTTGAATATGATTATCAACTTTGGATTGACTCTGACATTGTTTTCGATTCTAACAAATTCTGGCAATTGTGTGATTTAGCTCTTTCTACCGAAGGAGAAGAACGTGAAGTAGTTGCAGGATGGTATGCAACTGAAGATGGACGCACAACTTCTGTCGCACACTGGTTGGAAGAGGAAGATTTCCGCAGAAACGGTGGTGTTATGAATCACGAAACTGTAGAAAGTATTTCAAAGCGTAAAAAACCATTCACTGTTGATTATACTGGATTTGGTTGGGTTCTGATTAAAAAAGGAGTCTTCGAAAATCTTGAATATCCTTGGTTTGCTCCTAAGATGCAACAATTTGAGTCTGGTGAAGTTCAAGACATGTGTGGCGAAGATGTTTCATTCTGTCTTGATGCTAAAGAAGCAGGTTTTGAAATATGGTGCGATCCTCGTATTAGAGTTGGGCATGAAAAAACTCGTATAATCTAATGAAAAAGTATAATTTACTTTATAAAGGTCGAAAAATTTATAAAAACCTCAGTATGGAAGAATGTACAGAAATTCTACAAGAACTTTCTGAATCTTTTTATGCTGGCAATGATATTGATCCTAATTTAATCGAACTGGAGGAAATTTAAATGGCAAAAGGTGGAAGCAACAAGACTCTTTTTGAACCTGGAGCACCTAAGAAAACTCGTCAAGGTCGTTCCGCTCGTACATTGTTGAGTGCAACCTCTCGCAATGGACGCAAGAAGAGGTATCGTGGACAAGGTAAAGGTTAAATAGTTAAAAAAGACTATGTATCTTTTAGATTGTCACGAAGAATGGAAACACATTCATAATGATGATCTTTGGGTATATAACAAACTCTTTTTAAATCGTCTTCTAGGGCATCTCTGCGGACCTGCAGGGGTGCCTGTTCCTTTATCTGGGTATTATATAGTCCGACCTAGTATTAATTTACTTGGAATGGGACGTTTTTCTCGTATAGAATGGATAGAAAAAGAAACTGATCATCTACATCCAGCAGAGTTTTGGTGTGAAATATTTAATGGAAGGCATTTAAGTGTTGATTTTTATCAAAAGAAATCTTCATTAGTAGTTGTTGGCGAAAAAAATACAGAAGATCCTCTTTACAAATGGGAAAAATGGCATAAAATAGAAGAAGATATAGAATTTCCCAATGTTTTAAATAGAATTAAGGGGAATTATGATTGGATAAACTGTGAATTCATAGATAATAAACTTATTGAGGTTCATTTTAGAAGAAACCCAGATTTTAGATATGGAAATTCAGTTGCAATTCCAGTTTGGAAAGAAGAAAAAGTCAAAAAAATAAAAAATCTAACCTTTATAGAAGACAAAGACTATCTCAGAAAAGGTTTTTATATCGATTCTTAAAAATCACGGGATAGAAACCCCGTAAAAAGTTCTGATTTAACACATCAGGAGCAAAAAATGACTAAAAAAGTCGATAAAAATCAAGAATTTATGACAAATGAATGGGGAACCAAATATTTGGCAAGTGAATATGGTTGGGACAATGAAATTTTTCAAATTTCATCGAAAAAAATTCTCTGTGAAGTTGAAAATGATGATGTAGTTATTAAGAAACACAACTTTAAACATCAAAATGACATTCATTCAAAAATTAGAAATGATAATGATTATGATGATTGGGATTATGGCACTGAACCCATATATAATGTCCAAAATTCCTGATAAATAATACTAAAGTCATTATTTTTAAATGCCAATAGAACGGGTAAGTAAAAGTTTTAAAGACATAAGTATGTCTTTTCAGACTAATCCACTCAATTCTGATATTATTGCATTGAAAAATGCAAATGCAATTGCTCGTTCTATTCGTAATATTGTATTTACGATGCAAGGTGAAAAGTTTTTTGATAATATCTTTGGTTCTGGAGTAAAAAAACTACTTTTTGATAATATCGATGAAATCACGGCATCGTCGATAAAAGATGAAATAGAAAATTCTATTATCAATTATGAACCTAGAGTTGAATTAATTGATGTTGTATCTTCTCCAGACTATGATAATAACGGAATTGATATTACAATCATATACAGAATTATTGGTGCAGATGTTCAACCTCAACAATTAGAATTCGTACTGTTACCGAATAGATAAATGTCCCTTACAAACTTTTCTAATCTGGATTTTGATCAGATTAAGACAACTCTTAAAGCATACTTAAGATCAAATTCTAATTTTACAGATTATGATTTTGAGGGATCGAATCTATCTACAATTCTGGATGTCTTGGCGTACAATACGTACATTACATCTTATAATGCAAATATGGTTGCAAATGAGGTCTTTATTGATAGTGCAACTTTAAGAGAAAATGTAGTTTCTCTCGCAAGAAATATTGGATATACCCCAAGATCAAGAAAGTCATCTAGAGCAACTGTTAGTTTTTTTGTTGATCTTACTGGGGAAACAAACGTATCATCTTTAACTCTCAAAAAAGGAGTTATTGCATCAACAACAAGAACCTTTGGAAATCAATCATTTGTTTTTTCAATATTAGAGGATATAACCAAACCCGTCTTCAATAATATTGCGACTTTTAATGACATTGAAATATATGAAGGTTCTCTGGTAACATCTAAATTTACATATAACTCAAATAATCCAAATCAAAAGTTTATATTACCAAACTCCGGAATTGATACAAGTCTTCTTTCAGTAGAAGTAACAAGTAATGATATAAAAACAAAATATTATTTGCATAACAATATTTTTGATGTGACAAAAGATTCTAGGGTTTTCTTTATACAGGAAGTAGAAGATGAGAGATATGAATTAATCTTTGGTGATGGGGTTTTTGGAGTAGCACTTAACGATGGAGATGAAATTACTGCTTCATATATTGTTTCAAATGGAAGTTTAGCAAATGGCATATCCCAGTTTTCTTTTTCTGGAATATTAAATTATGTTTCATCCAACGCACCAGTTAATGTGACTTCTGGAATATCTTTATTATCTACTGGATTAATTTCTTCTGGAGGAGAAGAAATTGAAAGTGTAGAATCGATTAGAAAATATGCACCCAGAATATATTCATCACAAAACAGAGCAATAACATCTAATGACTATGAGTCTCTGGTTAAAAATGTTATATACCCAGAGACTGAATCAATTTCAGTTTTTGGTGGAGAAGAATTAGTTCCTCCACAATATGGAAAAGTATTTATTAGCATCAAACCAAGAACAGGTGACTTTTTACCAAATATAACAAAAGAAAATATCAAATCAAAATTAAAATCATATGCAGTTGCTGGAATTGTTCCAGAAATACTTGATTTAAAATATCTCAATATTGAAGTTGACTCGAAAGTTTATTACAACACAAATCTTTCATCAAATCCAAATGATGTTTTAACACAAATACAAAATAATGTAGAAAGATATGCAGATTCCACAGAGCTTAATAAATATGGTGCAAGATTTAAATATAGTAAATTCCTAAAAATAATAGACGAAAGTCATCGTTCAGTCACTTCAAATATTACCAGAATTTCAATAAGAAGAGATGTAAGAGTAGTATTAAATGCATTTGCAACTTATTCAATAGGATTTGGTAATAGAT